TTTCAGCGTGCCGGCCGAGAGCCGGCCGAGCAGGAGATTCGGGTCGTGGTTCCAGAGGGCGACGACGTCGTGCGCCGGGTCGCCCGACGCGGCCCGCTTCAGCACGCCGCGAAAAGCGCCGGGCTTGATCGTCTCGACGAAACTCCCTTCCAGCACTTGCGACCGGGTGCCGAAGGTGGCGGCGTATCCGACGATCTTTGCCGGGCCGGGCTTGTGATCCTTCTTCTTGCCGCCGCACGTTCCGCCGCACTCCATGCAACGGCTCACAACGGGGGCGAGATCACCGGCGGCGAGAAAGCGCTTTTCAATTTCCATTGCCCGAATCCTTTCGTATCTGGCGGGCGACCCTCGCGCACCAGTGCAATCCATTTGTACCACCGTATAGAGAAGCGACAATCGAATCTAAGTCGTGCATCGAGAGGGGCGGCGCGGCCCCCGTCTCTAGAAAGCCGGCAGTCTCAAAATACTGGTGCATGGCAAGAGCGTCGCCCGGCGTGACGTCCATGCCGTCGGCGATGCCGGCCATGATTGCATCGTCGATCTGATCCGACGCGAAGCGGTGCTTCCGCACCATCGCCAGCGCGCGGGCGGCTGTTTCACGCATCTGCGGAGTTGTGGCGTAGGCGCGGGGTTTCATACTGTTACTTTTTGCGGCGCGGCTTTTTTGCAACTGATCGCTTGCTTTTCTTTTTTAGAAAATCGTAAGACGAGATAGTCGCGGCTGTTTTGGGGTCAACGCCGTCTGCGAGAAGTCTGGACAAGTCTGCTTGCTGCAAATCTCTTGCGGCCTTCTCTGGAGTCTCGTCCTTTGACTTATTTATTTGCATTACTGTTCTCCCTGCTCCTTGCGGACAAAATCCCGCGACTTGCGAAGTTTTGCGGTGTACGGCGAGATGCTCGCCGGCGGCTTCGGAATCCGAGCGCCGAAAGCGGCTACCAATTCATCAAGGGCCTTCTGCGGCTCGATGCCGCCCAACTCTACGCCGGCCGTGTATTCGGCGACGGTTTCTCTCGGATTGGTTGCGCCGTATGTGCTGATGCCTCGCGACAATTTTTCTCTAGGGTCGCCGGCTTTCAGTATCTCAAGGCTCGACGAGTCTCCGATTGCGTGGAGCGTGGCGGCCATAGTTGTCGTGAGCGCGTTCCACTGCTCGCTAGAGATCGGGCCGGTGCGGGGCATCATTGACTGCTCGCGAAGATTGCGGAAGTGCATCGCGTGTGCGGCCTCGTGATATCCAACGTGTGCCGGCGATGGACTGCTCGACGCCCCCGACAGGTAACTCCACTCGCGGCTCATCGGATCGCCGCCAGCGACGTCCGCGACAATCGTAATCGCGTCCTCTTTCGGTTGATAGTATGCGGACGTTGCCGATGCAAGCGCGACCGTCTCGGGAGATTCGCCACGGCCGGCGGCGTCGGCGACTTCTTCCTCGATCGTTGTCGCCCTGACGGCAATGTCTTTCAGTTCGGGGTGTGCAGCGATCGCCATGCCGATGCCGGCTATCGCGGCAGCAAACGAGCGCTGCTTATTCTCGTCTAGTGACTTCCTGAATTCGGCCGCCTTGGCGTCGAGGCTTGCTAGCGACTTGGGATCGCCGGCCCACCCGTATCTGCGAAGGACGTCGCTAGGAGACTTCGGAGTTGCAGACCCAAAAAGTTCTTCGTGCGCTCGCAGCGCGTCATCATCTCCGATTCGGTCTGATTGCGATGCCGGCTCGCCATCGCCGCCCTTCGCGCAAGTGTTCTTCTCCTTGAAGCCGCCGGCCCCGTCGCCGCAGTTCCTAGATTCCTGCGACGGGAACCGTTTTGCTAGATAGTCGATCCGCTTCGCGAGCGTGGCCTGCACTTCGCGGTCGCCGGCAGCGACGGCGAGAATCTTGTCTTTCTTGGCGACGATCTTGGCGACTTGGCCGGCGATCTCGACGTCGGTGAGCGAGCCGAACACCGGCTTGCCTTGGTTCGACTTCCTCATCGAGTCGATTTCGCCGACTTCGGGGCCGAACGGCTTGTCGGCGCCCTGCGCTCTGTATTTCAGGCTGCCGCCGTTGTCGATGCGGTGAGGCGCGCCGTTCTTGTCCACGATGATGTTGTCTTGCGCCAGCCCGATGACGTCCCAGTTTGCCAGCAGCGCGTCGGCCACGAAATGCTCGCGGAGTTTCGCGTAGGCTGCCGGCTTCTCGTCCCGGGGGAGATGGGCGAGCGGTGTGCCTTCAACGTACTCGGCGACCTTGGCCGGCTGGCCGTCCTCGCCTTTGGACATTTTCCCTGCCGGCACCGGCACGCCCATCGCTTCGTAGAGCCGGTCGGCGAGATTCTCGGAGATGATATGCCCGGGCGAGTTGCCTTGCTTCACGACGAACTTGCGGCCGGCGGCGTCGGCCATGAGGCGCGCGCCCGTCGAGCCGCCGAGATCGGTTTCGTGTTCTAGATCGCCGGCATCTGGAATGCCGTCGGAGCCGAGCGCGCACTTATTGCCAGCCTTAAACCCGCCGGCGCCGTTGCCGCAGTTGCGACTCTCTTTGCCAGAAATGCCTTGCTCTAGTTCGCCGGCGCCGTGGGGGATTTCTGATGCAATCGTTCCTCTAACGGCGGCGGCAGCGGCGGTCGCTGCGTGCGACAGGGCAGACCCTAGTGACGGCGAGTGACGTCTTGCGGCAAAGTCGGCGGCCACCTTCATCACCGAAGCGGTCGCCGCATCATCTTCGTGCGGAGGCGTAACGACGATCCCGTCGGTGCCTAGTGAAACCGTGAATAAATCTCCACCGACATTTATTGTGATGCTCATTTGATGTTTATTGCCCCCGTCGCTGCGGCAACTACTAGATCGAAATACTCTGGATCGGCTTTTGCAAACTTGTACGGCGATGCCTTGAGCATTTCCATGCCCATAGAAATGACTTCAGTGTCGCCGTTTTTGTATCTCTTGCCGATGTACGCTGCCCTCGCATTCATTCGCGTCGCGTCGAGCGCGTCTTCTTCGGCCGCCGTTGCTTTCACCGCATTCAAAAAATTATCTGAATTTCCGACTTCATCCTCTTTGTATCCGAAACCAGCAAACGTCTCGGCCATGTTCATGCTCTCTGATTTGCCGCAACGCCTTTCTACGAATGCGTTGGCGGCTTCCCTCACGGCCGGGTTGTTAAACTCAACGAGGTGGCCGATTTCGTGAATGATCGTGGACTCGGAAGTTTTCCACGGTATGAAAATATCGCCACCCTTGCCGCCATCTGCGTGTGAGGCGTACGCGCGATCTAGGTCTGATACGGCGGCGGCGTGTCCGCTGGCGAATACATCTCTATTGGAAACATTTGGGGCCATGACGGCGCGGTAGAAGCGTGTCGCGTCCATCATCTGTCCTTTGTTCGCCTCATTGACCGCCCAATCGAACCTGCCGCTGCTTATGTCCAACTCGTGCTGTGCCGCATCGTATGCTGCTTCAGAAATTACCTTGGTTGCTAGCGACTTGCCGGCCTCTTTGATCGCCTCGTACTGCGCGGCGTTTACCTTACTCGCTGGCTCTAGAATCTCGTTCCTCATGTCGCTCATTTTCGCGCCCATGTCAACGAGGTTTTGTGCTAGTGCGCTCTGCTTTTCGTAAGCACTCACGACGTTGTCCGCGAGCGCTTTGGCGGCGGGCGGAAGCGAGTCGATGCCCTCCCGCAGCGCTGCCATGCTGACCACGCCTAGAGCGGCTTCTTGTTTAATTCGCTCTGAAATCCCGTCCAAGCCCTTCACGGCTTCGGCCAACTTGGTTTTTTCCTCTCTCCACTTGTCCCTAGCGGCAATCTGTTCGTCTGTCTTGTCATTTATCTGCGCAAAAGCATCTGCGTATCGCTTACGCGCGGCCTGCTCGTCCTTCTTGGATTGCTCTCCAATCGCAATCACTTTCGCGCGCACGGCATCGAGAGTGGCCTTATGTCTCCCACGCCACCCGGCATCCAGAGCCTCGTCGCCGTCTCCGCCGATAGCGCACTTGTTCCCCGGCTTGAAACCACCGGCGCCGTCGCCGCAGTTGCGAGGCTCTAGCGACCGGGCCGTCATCGACTTGCCGGCGAGGCCGTGCATCTGCACCCAATCCAGAGAGATGCGAAGCGCGTTATCGTGGTCGGTGCCGATGACCGTGGCGGCGACCTTCGTGGACGGCTTGTTCGACGCGCGGGCGACGGCGGCTGCCCACCTGTGATGACCGTCGATGATGTAGCCGTCTCTAGAGACAACGATGCCGGCCAGTTTGCCCATGCCGCTCTTGACGGCCTTGATGTATTTCTTGCCGGCCCGGCGGCCGGAGATTTCTTTCTGGATCGGCCGCAGCGTGAGGGGCGAAATCTCGGCGTCCTGCGTCGTGATCCCTTGATCGCGAAGGTGCTGCAAGAACTCGGCCTGTGTGTCGCCGAACTGCGGCATATCCCCACGGGCGATCCCCAGCCCCTCGCCGCCGAACAGCGTCGTGCCGTGGATGACAAGATTGGTGATATCGGGATCGTCCTCGCGGGCGGCCATCTTCCTGAACAGCCGGTCGAGATCGCCGGCCCGCACCACGACGTTGTGGCCTTCGTTTAGCAAATCGGCGGCATGGCCGGCACTCTCGCCCCGGGCGTCGATGGTTTCAGCCGACGCCCCCGGGTGGCCGGCTTTCGGGCCGGCGGCGCACTTGTTGCCCTTCTGGAAGCCGCCCTTGCCTGTGCCGCAGTTGCGGGATTCTTCGCGGAGGTGATTGCGGATCGTTCCTTCGTCGTTCTTGACGATCCACTCGCGTTCGCCATCGTCGAACATATCACCGACGATGTTCTTGAGATTCAGGCCAGATGCGCCCTCAAGCGTGTAAACCACACCGCCGTACTCTCGCGCAAATTGTTCTGCCACCTTTTTATTTTCTGTCCACCCCAGCACCGGATTGCTAATGTCGCTCGGGTGATTATTGTCTCCTCGATAGAGCGTCGGTGCGCTCTCGCCTCGCTCGCCTACGGCGCGGAGAATCTCCTCTGCCATTGCGCGGAGTTTCTTCCCGCTGCCGGAAGATGGTGCTGGCTTGCCGGCAACGGCGTCGTTCATGTGAATCACTAGGTCTGAAGGATTTCCTTTCCATCTAACAATCGCAGACCGTAGCAATTCGTCATCGCCACCTTTCGCGCAGGTGTTCTTCTCCTTGAAGCCGCCGGCACCATCGCCGCAGTTCCTTGACTCGCCGGCTTCGTCATCCGGCTTCGTCTCCGTCGCTTCCGACGAGTCATCGCCGTGCGGCTGGCGTCGCAGCCGGCCCGGGCCGGTCGGCGTGTCCTCATCCATGTCCTCGGACGGCATCGCTCGTTCGTTCGTGCCGGAGAGTTTCTTGGACTGTGCGATCAGCCCGTCGAGAACGGCCATGCTCACCTTGCTGGGAAAGTAAGCGTTCTGCGTGGCGAACCCCTTCGTAGTCTCGTAAACGGAGTTCTGCGCGAACGTCTCCGCGAACAGGGCCGGGCGGGCTGCCAGCGTGAGCGTCGAGGCGTGGGCGATCATGCCGTTCATCTCGCCCCGCGTGTTAAACCCGAAGCCGCCGCGAATGTGCGCGACGTTGTCATGCACAACCCTAAAGACGTCGTTCCAGAACATCTGGTTGCCCTTGGCGTCTTTGGCCGGCGACATTTCTAGAAGCGGGTGATCCTTCGTGGCCGTCGAGCCGTCGCCGCCGAAACCCGTCTTGGTCTGGAAGAAATAGAACTCGCCGGTTTTCTCGACGGCCTGCCGCATGGCCTCGGACGAAGGCGTCCAGAGTTTGTCGGGGCCGGCGTTGTATGGCTCGCCTTTGCCCGTGAACGGAATCGGCCGCAGGCCGTCGGCGACTAGAGCGCTGTATTGGTCGAGCAGTTCGGCCTTGAAGGCATCGTAGGATTTCTTCGCCTCGGGCGAGAGCGGCTTGCCCGTCTGGCTTTGCTGCTCTGACGCGATGCTCTTGACGACGCTTTCCGGCGGCAGTTCAAGCAGGCCGCGAGCGCGGGTGTAGGAGTCTTTCGGATCAAGGCCGCGAGCCGTCATCTCCTTGTCGATGGCGGTCGTGATCTTCGCCGCGTATCCGCCCTCTGGACGATCCTGCTTCTCCGACGGCTCGCCATCCCCGCCCTTCGCGCAGACGTTGCCGGGCTTAAACCCGCCTGCACCGTCGCCGCAGTTGCGTGATTCTTTTTTCGCGCGCACTCTCCCCATGACACGGGCCTCGCGGGCTTTGAGTTCGTCGCGAGTCTTTACGCCCCACGCCTTGCAGAGTTTGATTGCGGCGTCGTTCTTTGGCGCGCCATTCTTATCGTAAAGCAAGAGTGCCATTCGCTAATCCTCTAAAACGTCGATAACGGTCACGCCGCCGGCATCAACATTCTTGCCAACCGTGACGTCCACGTTATGCGCGACATTCGTAATTGTGAACGTGGCTTCGTGCGGGTATAGAACTTCGTGTTCGCCTCTGTTCGCACTGATCCTGTCTACTGGCGCGCCGCTGCGGCCGATGACGCGGAACAGCACTTTGGTCGCAGAGCCTTTCCACGCGAGCGCAGCGGAAGGGCTCGCCGACGTCGAGAGAAATCCTGACTCGCCAAGCGTGTCACCGACTTTCGCTTTTTCTGAAAGTTCGCGGCCGTAGGAATTACCGCCAACGGTTCGCCATGTCACAAAGTTCTTACCTTCGGGGTTGGCGGATTCTGCGATTGATTTGATTCCGTTCTCGACGTCCTGCAAGTCGCTTGTGTGTTGCTTGTAATCGTCACTTTCAAAGTAGTCGCTCTGCGCCCTCTCCAGCGCGGTATCGTAGAGTTCGTAGGAGGCGTTGGGGTCGTATGACGATGCGCTTGAGGAATTGTCGGCAACTATCTGATCGACCGCTTCCTTTAGCGCCTCCGATGTGCCTGCGCTTGTTTCCAGTTGGTAATTGAGAATCTCTTTGGAGTAGTTGTTTAGTTCCTCGATTTCCTCGTCGCTGGCATCCGGCAGAAGCGTTACGTTCGATTTGCTGGCGTCTGCCTTGTTTGCGTATGTCATGTTTGGTGCAAAATAGGCGGCAAGGCCCGCCTTATCGAACGCTTCGACGGTCATGCGGTCGGTCACGCGATCGTAAAGTTCCTGTGCGTTTTCCTCGACCTCTTTGAAATCGTCGATCATCGGCCCAAGTTTTCTGATATTGTCGAGGGCCGACATTCCAGAGATCAGCGTATCTTCATCGTCCCCGTACTTTTCTAGAATTTCATCTGCCGACATTCCATTAAACGGGTCAATTGAGCCGTTGCTGTAGTCGCCGAGGTCGCCGCCATCGCGCAGATGCGAATTCATCGCCTCGTATTCTTCGCCCGTGTAAGCGACAATGGCTTCCTCCTCGCCACCGCCAATTTCGGTGGCGGCGTCCCAGTTAAACGCTTGCGTAGATTCCGAGTCAGTGGCGACTGAAACGTCCAGCGTTCCGCCATCCTCGACAGGCGCGAGCATCTCGCACGGTGCGGGGCAGTTCTCGGCCGACGGGCCATCGGCGTTTTCTTTTTTCGGCTCTGCCTCTGCGTCGCTCGTCGCTGACGAGCCGCCGCCATCGCCGCCCTTGGCGCATGTATTGCCGGGCTTGAAGCCGCCGGCGCCGGTGCCGCAGTTATCGCCTACTGGGGCTTCTGCGACTGCTTCTGCGCGAGCCTCGCCTGCGCCATCTTCTCGATGGCCGCGACGAACTGCTCTTTCGTCAGAGTTTCCGTCGGCACGTTCACGCGAACCAGATTCTTTTCTTGATCTGACATTCTTGAGTCTCTCTAGCGCCCTGTTTGCGAGGGCCGGTATTTCCTTCTCTGCGACGCCGGCCCGTCGCAGAGCGTCAAAAAGCCGCGCTCGTCTGCATATATCGTCGAGGAAATCGTCGATTGAGCGAACGCTGTCGCGGCCGTACTCATAATCTTTGTCTGTAAGTCCGCGCGATGCAAGCCATTTCGCGAACTGTGTGTCATAGTCCTCTGGCCGGCGCGGGTCGTTCTGCTCATAGCGAACCCAAGTATCGCGCTTCGTGTCTAGATTAAACACGGCGTACTGCTTGGCGTCGCGCGCGGCTTCTAGAACTTCTTTGGCCTGCGATGGTTCAAATCGCGTCGCGACGTCTAGATAGAACGTCCCGTCGCCGGCGTCGAGCCAGCCGCCGACATACTTGTTCTTTTGGCCGTAGAGTTGAGCGGCGTACTTGTCGAACCACTCGCCGAGTTGCTCGCGAACTGCGCCGGTGGCAATGTCGGCCGTGGAGAAATGGTTCTGTTCTTTGTTTAGCGAAACCATGAGGCCGTCGGCCGGCGTCTCAAATCCAACCGGGTCAACCGTGAAGCCGTCGGCGTTCTCGGGGTTCGTCAGGACGTCGATGAGTTTCTCCGTCCGCTCTAAAGTTTCGTCATCGTCGATCATCTCGCCGGCTTCTTCGCCGTCGCGGCCTGCGGCGCACTTGTTGCCGGCGTGAAATCCGCCTTTGCCCGTGCCGCAGTTCCCGGCATCCATCGACCGCTGGCTCTGGTTACTGCCGGGGGTGCCGGCGAGCGGGTCGGTGTTCTTGCCGTCCTTGCTCTGGTCGGCGGCCGGCGGCGGCTCGCTCCCCGGTGCGTCGGGTTTCGCCGGGCCGCTCTTGGCGGCGGCGAGCGCGGCCTCTAGCGTTTGGACGTTCAGCGTGACGAACCGTGTGTCGCCGCCTTCGACCGGCGGCAGCGTTTCAAGGTCGCGGCATTCATTCAAAGAATAAACGCCCAAATTCATCATCGTGGAATAATACTGCGCTCGCGTTGCGCTGTCGGCGCGCATCAGCCCGCGAACGTCGAACTCGGCGCACAGTTCATATTGGTCGGAGAACAGCGCCATCGAGAGCGCGGATTCCCACCGGCGAATCCACGGCATCATGCAATAGTTCAGGAAATCTAAACCCTGACTTTCGATATTGCTGAACGTCGCGCGAGACAAATCGCCGACGAGATGGGGCGGCACGCGCCAGATTCGCGCCACCTCACCGATCTGAAACTGCCGTAATTCCAGATATTGCTGATCGGAATTGCTCTGCCCCAACTCGTGCGCCTTCAGGCCGTTCGGCAGGATCGCGGTCTTGCCGGCTTGTGCCGGGCCTCGATGCACTCGCTCCCATGCCTCGCGGAGCCGCTCCTGCGCCTCGGGCGGGATCGAGTGTTCTGTCTCTAGCACCACAGACGGCCGGGCCGAGTTGGCAAAAAATCCGATGCCGTGAATCTCGCACGCGCGAGCCATCTGGATCGCGTCGCGGGCCAGCCCGACGGGCATCATTCCCACGAGGCCGTCCGAACTCATCCACGACAAATGCAGGATTTGATCTTCGGAATAGTAAGTCACGCCGCCAGTTGGCTCGTTGTAGCGGAACCGCAATTCTCGGTTCTCAAGCCGCTCGATCGACATGCGCGACGGATGCAGGGGTACGAGGGCCGTGATTTGTCCACGAACGCGAACAATTTCGGCGTAGGCGTTGCCGTACAGCGCACACCACGACGTCATCAGTTCACGGAAAAAAAACGAACTGTGTCGCTTGTTAGGGGCCGTGTGCAGAAGGCGATAGATCGGGTTAGATGTTTCGTTCTGCTTCCCGCCGCCCTCCAGATGCCGAACAAGGTGGAGAGGAAGTTGGGCGCACGTTTCGGAGATCACGCGGACGCAAGCACAGACCACGCTGCAAAGCATGGCGCTCTCGGGCGTGATACGAATGCCCGGCACGGCCGGGATGCCGGCGATCGGCTGGCCGAAATCGTCTTGCTGCCAGAAAACTTCAAACCCACGGCGCTCGTATTCGGCATCGGCCTCGCGGGCCGTCTGCGTGCGAATGTCGGAGATTTCCCACACTCGACCGTTTTCGTCAGGTGATGTTGGTCGGCGGATCATAGAGCGAGGATATCCCAGTTGAGATCGGGTTCTTTTTCCTCGCCGGCGGCAAACATTCCTAGTGCCATGACGAGCGCGACTACAGAGTCGATGCGGTTAGACGATTTGGCCTTGCATGGTTTGATGTTGCCGGCACTGTCTTGGACGATCGTGCAACCGGAAGCCTGCCACGCTAGCACCGGATGCCCGGCGTGGCGAAGGCGATGGTCTGCCACTAGCCCCTGCAAAATTTTGCTAGGCGCAGACAAACTCCCATAGCCTTGCCCGAATTTTTGCACGTTCAGACCCTCTCCGACAAACTGTTGCATTAGCATTTCAGCCTGCCAGCGATCCACGCCCATAGCCTTGATATTGGCTTTTTCCGCAAAAGCGAGGATATCCCGCTTCACAGTGTCGAAGTCGGTAGCGCGGCCCGGCGTTGTCTTGATATGCCCCGCGCGAATCCATGCGTCATACGGCACCTTGTCTCGCGCCATCATGTCCTGCACGTTGTCCTCGGGAAGCCAGATCATCGGCAGGACGTCGAAACTTCCATCGTCAGCGGGCCAGACCGCCACGAATGCGGTCGTGTCGAACGTGGCAGAGAGATCGAGGCCGCAGTAGCAGGGCTTGCCTTGCAAGTCGATTCGCAGCGGCGGCGAACAGGCTTCCCAATCCGCCTGCCGCATCCATGCCTGCTCTGAATTCACCCACTGGTTGAGCCGGAGCATCCTGAAGGCGGATTCCTCCGAGTTGATTCTTTTCGCCTGCTCGCACGCGATGCGCAGGTCATCCTCCTTAACCGAAATTCCGTAGCCGGGGTTTGCGCGTTGCCAGACTTCGGGGTCTGTCCAATCGTCGGTCGGCCCGGCCGCAAAGATCATCGGCAAGAAAGAGGGGTCGTCGATGACTCCGTCGCGGACTTGCTCGGCGTATTTCCAGAGTTGGTAGCAGATGCTCTCGCGGCGGCTGCCGGCCGTCGTGATCGCGATGGTGAGCGGCTGCCGGCGGGCGCCGGTCGAACTGGTCATCACGCGCCAAAGTTCAGAGTCGGGTTGTGCGTGCAGTTCGTCAAAAACGATTCCACTCGCGGACAGGCCGTGTTTGGTCGTGGACTCGCTAGAAAGTGCGCGGTACTGCGAGTAAGTCTTTGGCACCACGATTGAGTTGCGATAGACTTTGCACCGCGACCGCAGCACCGGCGACTGCTCGACCATGCCCTTCGCGATATCGAACACTACCTTTGCCTGCCCGGTATCTGCCGCGCACGAAAATACTTCGGCCCCCGGCTCCCCGTCCGCTAGCACCATCTTTAACGCCAACGCCGCTGCTAGGGTAGATTTTCCGTTCTTGCGCGGAACCGCGAGCAGGGAAGTTCTGTATTGGCGAAGGCCGTCGGGGCGAAGCGTGCCGAACAACTTGCGAACGTAGTCGGCTTGCCAATCTTGAAGGGCGAAAGGCTGGCCGCCGAGTTCGCCCTTAACGTGGCGCAGATATTTCTCGATGAATAATACGGCGGCTTCGCCGGCATCAGTCGAGGAGTGCTTCATCTTCCGCGTCTGTGTTTGCGTTGCCCTGCTTCGTGCTGGCAAGTCCGACGCGAGAGGCGGGCGTCAATCCAAACTCATGCTC